GCATCAATATGTAGATTATGAAACGCAATTTAACAAGACGTTCAAAGAACCCTTGAAGTTGGTATCAGATGCCATCAACTGGGAACTAGAATACATAAACTCATTGGAGGGTTTTTTCTCATGACAAATGAAATTTTTGACTTTGGTTTCACGGCAGTAGACGAAGACGAGTTGCAGTCGGTAAAGGAACTTAAAACCACAGCTACTACAGTAGCATCTAACGCAGAGGGTACGCAGAAGAGACTAGATGATCTCTACAATGCTATAGTGCCTTTGCTTAATAATCTAAAGGCAAACCCAGAGAAAGAGTACATCCTCTGGCCAAACCGCACAGATAAAATTGAACAATTTGAAAAGAAACTGTTTGACATCTACAACGATTGATGTTATACTAGTCAGACGAAAATATATAATAGAGGAGTAAATTATGTCATCATTAATGGAGAAGCTGGCGAGAAATTCGACAGTTAAATTAACAGCATCTATCATGGATTCTAAAGTCTATGGTAAGAAAGAAATGTCACCGACACCTGTGCCTATGGTAAACGTAGCATTGTCTGGTCGTGTAGACGGTGGTTTGACACCTGGCTTGCTTATGCTTGCAGGTCCATCAAAGCATTTTAAATCCGCATTTGCGTTGCTTATGGCAGCCGCATATCAGAAGAAGAATAAAGATGCTGTAATCTTATTTTATGATTCTGAGTTTGGTACACCTCAAGCTTACTTCGAATCGTTTGGTGTAAACATGGATCAAGTTATCCACACACCTATTACGAATGTCGAAGAGTTGAAGTTTGATATTATGAAGCAGTTAGAGGGCATAACCAAAGACGATAAAGTTTGTATCGTTATCGATTCTATTGGTAACCTTGCTTCTAAGAAAGAAGTTGATGACGCTATGGATGGTAAGTCTGTTGCAGATATGTCACGTGCAAAGCAGATGAAGTCTTTGTTCCGTATGATCACACCACATTTGAATTTGAAAGATATTCCACTTGTGGCAGTAAATCACACGTACAAAGAGATTGGCTTGTATCCTAAAGATGTTGTGTCTGGCGGTACTGGTGCTTACTATTCTGCTGATTCTATTTGGATTATTGGTCGTCAGCAAGAGAAGGTTGGCACTGAGATTAAGGGCTACCACTTTATCATCAATATTGAGAAGTCTCGTTATGTTCGTGAGAAGTCTAAGATCCCTGTTACTGTTACGTTTGAAGGCGGTATCTCTAAGTGGTCTGGGCTGATGGATGTTGCAGAGGCTGGTGGTTATCTAGTTAAGCCAAATGTTGGTTGGTACGAAGCTGTTAATCCAGCTACTGGTGAAGTCTTGATGCCTGCTAAGATGAGAGCTAAAGAGATACATGATAACAATGAGTTCTGGCTAATGATGTTTGAGAAGACTGACTTTGCCACATACATTAAGAACAGTTACACTATGGCTAATGGTCCTATGTTAGATGACCAAACTAATGTTAAGATCGAGGAGGTCTTAGTAGATGATTGAGAACACCGTCCTTGCGGGTTTATTACATAATGAAGATTACATGCGGAGAGTGGTGCCGTTTTTAAGTGAGGAGTACTTCGGTGACTTCACTGACAAGACGATATTCAAATCCATTGTCAAGTATATCTCTGATTACAATGGGATTCCCACTCGGGAAGCCCTGCGTATTTCTATCGAAGAAAAAGACAATATCAGCGATGATCAATATAAGACCATCGTAGAAACCATCAATGCTTTAGAGTATGATGAGAAGACTGATATCGACTGGATCGTAGATAAGACAGAGAAGTTCTGCCAAGATAAGGCAGTCTTCAATGCAGTTCGTGAAGCAATTCTCGTATTAGACGGTGCACACCAAGACTTGGATAAGGGGTCAATTCCTGATCTTTTATCTAAGGCTCTTGGTGTCTCATTCGATCAGGCTATTGGTCACGACTTCTTAGAAGATATCGAAAGTAGATATGAGTTCTATCATAGTAAAGAAGATAAGATTGGGTTTGACCTCGATCTGTTTAACAAGATCACTAAAGGTGGTTTATCTAGAAAGTCTCTGAGTATCTGTCTAGCAGGTACTGGTGTTGGTAAGACATTGTTCATGACGCATTGTGCGGCAGCCAATCTTATGGATGGTAAGAATGTTTTGTATATCACTATGGAAATGGCTGAAGAGAAAATCTCTGAACGTATCGATGCTAACTTAATGAATGCTACTATGGACAGTCTACAAGATATGCCTAAAGATGTATTCATGAAGCGTATCAATCGAGTCAAAGCTAAGACTACTGGTAAGTTGATCGTTAAAGAGTATCCGACTGCTACTGCTGGTTCTTCACACTTTAGACACCTATTGAACGAATTGAAGCTAAAAAAGAACTTTACTCCAGATATCGTGTACATCGATTATCTAAATATATGTACTAGTTCTAGAATGAAAGCTGGTGGTAATGTCAACTCTTATACGTTGATCAAAGCGATTGCTGAAGAACTTCGTGGTCTTGCTGTTGAGTTTAATGTGCCTATTCTGAGTGCTACACAGACAACTCGTACGGGTTACAGTAGTTCAGACTTGAACCTCGAAGATACGTCTGAGTCGTTTGGTCTACCTGCAACTGCTGACTTTATGTTTGGTTTGATATCGACAGAAGAACTTGAAGGTCTTGGTCAGTTGATGGTCAAGCAGTTAAAGAATCGATGGGGTGATACTAATTATCTGAAACGATTTGTCATTGGCGTTGACAGGTCTAAGATGAAGTTGTATGACGCCGAAGAGTCTGCTCAACAAGGCATAGTTGATGACGGTCCTGTTGCAGATAAGGGAGCTTTTGGAGAGAGGATGAAAGCAGAGCGAGGAGAGAATAAGGATAACATCTTATCGTATCGTAAAAATAAACCCAAAAGTAAGCCAGACTTTGGCGGACTAAAATAAGGAGAATAATATGTGGTTGTGGATGGTTAGTAATATAGCAGGCGCCCTATTAGGTGCCGCATCAACAGCGTGGTTTAAAGACACACGTGCAGGAGTTTGGTGCTATAATCAATTCGATTCTATTGCCGATTGGGCAACTAAGAGATACGGAATCGATATTCTCGATAAAGAAGGCATTGCTTGGAAAAGAAAATATCCAAACGTAGCTACCCAGATCGATGAGTTACGTGAAGATATAGATAGATTAGCAAAGCAGATAGAGGAGATGCGTAAATGAGTTATTCTGTAACAGATAAGCCTGTCGAGTATTGTGTACTTGAGAAGCCTAGTGGTCTATCAGTGTACTATACTGGCACTGCTGAACTTGCGGCACAGATGGTTAAACTTCTGAACGAAGGCTCAGGATTTGATGGTAATACTCCATCGTTCTTTGCAGAGACCCGTGACACAAGTATGGAAATGGGTATGGCGCTGACTCTAGTGCGATGATTACCATAGGCGAGTCTGCGTATGAACCATTACTAGATCGACTGGCAGCCAAACCCGATTGCGAAGGCATTCGAGTTGGAATTCGTACAGTTGGTTGCAGTGGTTTAGCCTATGTGCTAGAGTACTCGTACAATATGGATAGACATGATACTGTTATACATGATCGAGGTGTAACACTAGTGATTGATGAAAAGAGTAAGACATATTTAGCTGGATCAGAGTTGGTCTGGGTAAAAGAGGGTCTGAATGCGGGTTTCAAATTTGTGAACCCTAACGTTACAGGCGAATGTGGCTGCGGAGAATCTTTCTACGTTTAATAGAGGTGCCTTATGGCATACAGTAAACAAGTATTAGATCATTATGAGAACCCTAGAAATGTCGGGACAATGGATCCAAATGACCCAACTGTAGGTACTGGCATGGTAGGAGCACCAGCATGTGGAGACGTTATGCGACTTCAGATTAAAGTAGAGAATGATATTATTACTGATGCGAAGTTCAAGACTTATGGCTGTGGGAGTGCTATTGCATCTTCCAGTCTTCTTACTGAATGGGTCAAAGGTATGAATCTCTCTGATGCGAACTTAGTTAAGAACACTCAACTAGCCGAAGAGCTTGCTTTGCCACCCGTTAAGATACATTGTAGTGTGTTAGCTGAAGATGCTATTAAGTCTGCGATTAAGGACTACAAGGACAAGGGTTTATAGACGAAAAAAAAGACAATCTGCGAAGACTGTCTTTTTTAAATAGTTTGCGTGACTGGTAGGAACCCCACCTGCATACTTGATGCTACACCAGTTATTCCTTCTGTGAGTTGTTTATAAACGATCACACTTGCCTCTTGTTTAATTAAAAACATTAACACGCACCCATACTGCTATTTATACAATTATAAAACCCGAAAGTGAGAAATGTTATACTCAACGTATAGAAAACCAAGAAAATTGTCAAAGAAATTGTTAGAGGAAACTCTGACTTTTGCTCAGGACTATTTGGATCTGCCATACGACACCTACGTCAATATAGAATACCTCTCTCAAGAGTCCGAATTACACTTTGGATTTTGTATGGATATGGATAAGAAAGAGTTGGAATACTCTATAGAGATAAATAGGAACACCAGCATAGAACAGATGACAGCGACCCTGTTTCACGAGTTAGTTCATGTTAAACAATACATCGACGGAAGACTTGTGTCTGGTGAAGGAAGAAGTCCTTCTACTTGGTTCGGTATACCCATCTTCGAAGAATACGATAAGCAACCATGGGAAGTCGAAGCATTCGCTTTAGAAAAGGAAATGGTAAAGGAGTTTATGTTTGAGAGGAGAATACCTATTGGACATTGAATTTATACACATTGTAGACAGTGACATCAACATGGCAGTGCCGTTATACATCATGGCACTGTACTCATATCACGAATCAGATTGTCCTATCGTAACAGATTCGTATTTCGATAAATTATCAAAGAAAGTACTTGACAACTGGGACAAAATGGTGCATAATCATAAGCATAAGATCGCTATTGAACGTGGGCGGTTAAAGTTCTCTGGAGAGTATCCGAGAGGAATACACAACGGTATTAGATCATTTGAGGAAGCACATTATGGGAAAGAATATATTAGAACTCGCAGTCGCTGAGGCATTACATGAAGCTAGAATACTTGAATGCGCCTATGATAAATATGACGAAGAGAACGTAAAGAGAACCGCAGTTCGTCTGTCTGGTGCTCCAGCGGTATTTGTAGAAATGATATTTAATCAGACTTTTAGGAGGGCTACATAGGACATGCCAAGAAGGAGAAGCGTCACTAACAGTAGCAGAATACATCAAGCTTCCAGAAGGCGCCAGTTTACACTAGCCAAAGAGAGACGAGAGCGAGAAGATGATTTAACATTAAGAGGAAATAGTATGGAATTAATAGTGGGTAAGGATGGAAGGAATTATTACGAAAGTGAGTTGAGTCAAGAAGACCAGAAGTATACAGGATGGCATTGGTGCAGTGACCGAAAGGCTTTCTATAGATGGGATAATTTTGTAAGTAAGGATGACGCATGAAAGAGTCTAAAATTATGACTGATGCCCAGTCTTTAAGTAAGTTGAGGTCAATGGAACATTGGGTCGCAAAAGAGCCGTGGGGGCAGATCGCTGATAGATTCGAGGAAATGTCACTTAAGGAACTTAACGAGTTAGAGCAAAAGGTCTTATCGATACATGGCAGTACCTTAGATATAAATACGTAGATACAACAAGAAATGGAATCTACCAATGAGTACTGAAGTATTCGAGAAACTGGGTCACAATCTAAATGAGATGGTTAAGAGTAAGAACTATCAACTTAACCCTCGGTTTCCTAAAGGCAAGCCTGGCTCTAATGATAAACGATATCGAGAGTATAGGCTGAACTTAGTAAATAAAGAAAGAGACACCAGTAAAGAATGCATCAGGCACCTCTCTATTGTACTGAGAAAAGAAACTGACATTAAGCAGATCAAGTACAACGAGGTTTCTCCTAATAGTTCTAAGTTTCCTAGCTACTCTTTCGTTTTTGATGGTCAGATGTACGATATCATAATTGCACGTGGAGCAAACGCTGGCGAGAAGTTCGAAACCCGTACAGTGACTAATCTCGACAACTTCTTTAAGATACGTCAAAGTAGTGAGATGTCCGGACTTATAGGTCAAATGAATGAATCTAACGAAGACTTTGCCCACTCTGAGATTATAGGAGCTAAACAAAGAACTGGTGCTACTAAGAAAGAGGGTGTTCCTATTGCACAGCTAGGTGCCATTATTGGTGATATTGTATTAGAAGACAGTAACAAAAAAGAATGGTTTGTCTCATTAAAAGACATCAACGGTAATACGTTTAGTTCGTATTCTGGTGCGGCATCACTATTCGATAGGGATGGTAATCTACAGCCCAATTCTAAGGGTGCTGAATTTCTAAACTCGTTTGGTGTGGATCTAAACTTGGTACAAGCTGGGTTTGATGAGCGTGGTAATATAAATAAGATTAGACCTAAAATACCAGTTAAGAAACTCAATTCTCAGCAAGTCGAGTTGATCTTTAAGAGAGCATGGGGTATGAATTACTTTTATGTTAGACGAAAGGTTAATGGTTGGAAAGTTTTCTGGTTAGGCAAAGAGAGGTTGGATAAGTTAGTCAAAGGCATAAAAGTTACTGCCATACGCTATCCCTCTAAGAAGTCTAAGCAGATCACTATAATCTGTAACAATGCTATAGAAGATTATGTCATTGAGGTCAGAAACTCAAAGGCACAAGAATATCCTAATGATACTAAGTTCAAGGTAAAAAAATAATGAAACGTTTACGCACATATATCACGGAAGATAAGAATACTCACATGGAGCACCTTGAGGATAATCTGCTGAACGCAGGTGTCAATGGAGCTAGGGAGTCTATCAACTATCTACGTGCATTACGTGATATGTTGTCAGGAGATTCTAAAGCCGCTGTTAACGTAACAGTGAAGTGGGATGGAGCACCAGCTGTGTTTGCGGGTACAGATCCATCTGACGGTAAGTTCTTTGTTGCCAAGAAAGGTATCTTCAACAAGAATCCTAAAGTATATAAGACTAACAAAGATATCGATGATGATATTGCAAAGGGTGATTTGAATATAAAAATGAAGTTGGCATTAAAGAACTTGCCAGCATTGAATATTAAGGGGGTGATACAGGGTGATTTCTTATATGCGAAAAAAGATATCAAGAAGGCTAATATTGGTGGAGAATCGTATATTACTTTCCATCCTAATACCATTGTTTATGCGATACCAGCGAAAAGCAAACTTGCTTCACAAATCCTCAGATCCGAGATCGGTGTGGTTTGGCACACTGAATACAGAGGTAAATCTTTTGAATCAATGTCTGCAAGTTTTGGAAAGGAGATCGCAAGCAATCTCAAAGCCTCGGGTTCAGTCTGGTCGGTAGACGCAATCTATAAAGATATTTCTGGCACAGCAACGATGACTAAAGCTGAGACTGCAAGCGTTACAGCTACGCTATCTAAAGCGGGCAAGAAGTTCAACTCTATCAAGCGATCTACGTTTGATGGAATCACAGAGAACGAAGAACTTCTCACTAGAGTTAAGACCTTCGTTAACGTGAAAGTACGTGCAGGTGAGAAGGTTAAAGACCCATCAAAGTTTGTTTCAGAGTTGATGGACTATATCTATGGATACTATCAGAAAGAGATTGATAAGTTAAAGACCGAAAAGGGTAAAGCTGGTAGAGAAGAGAGACGCAAAGATGTGCTATCCTACTTCTCTAATACAGATAAGAGCCAGATCGTAAGTCTATTTGAGTTATATAACCTCATCGTAGATGCCAAATTAACAATCATTCGTAAGCTAGATAGAGCTAAGAACGTTGGCACATTCTTGAAGACTGCTGATGGATACAAAGTTACTGAGCAAGAAGGCTTTGTTGCAATCGATAGAGTAGGTAAGAACGCAGTTAAGCTAGTTGATAGACTTGCATTCAGTAACGCTAACTTCAATGATGAGTACATCAAAGGCTGGCAGAAGTAATAGTCAGCAGACGCATGGCGAGTATGCATAAAAGTCATTAACGAATGAAGTGAAAATTGAAATTTCCTGTATAAATATATGTGTTAGCACAAGCTAACAACGGCATATATAACAGGAGACCAATAAATGTCACATCACATGACTGTGGAAGATTCCCAGCAAGTAGGAATAGCAATCACAGCCTTATTCAAAAAAATCTTAACCAAACTATCAGACTCTCGTAGAATCAGAAGTACCATCAAAGAACTGAATAAGCTCTCTGATCGTGAACTAAGTGATATCGGAATTCATAGAGGCATGATATACACTGTTGCACATCAGATAGATGCTAATCCTAATTTGCGTGGATGGGTATAATGACTACTATGAATGTATACTATTGCGCTTTTTGTTCATGGCTATCACGTAGACTAGATGGCATATACGCTACACTTGAATCAGTGGGTGCCGCAAGAGCCGCTTCTCAGTTAGCTAGAATGGGATATCACGAACAGGCAAAGGCTTTGATGTTGATGCGCCAAAATGGGAAGCTGTGAATAGACTAATAATACTACTAATGATCGTGACCATAATGAGTGATTCATCATCTGCTAGACAGAAGAAACTCTTACTCCAGCCAGCTCGGTTAATTTCTCATATAAATAGACTATAAGAGTCTAATATAAAGCAGGCTTTTAATGCCTGCTTTTCGCATTTTAAAAAAGGAGAAATAATATGAATTGGTTAAAAGAAAGATTTGTAGAAAGAACTAGCCTAGACGCTGGTGTTATTATCGCTGGCTGTGCGGCAGTCATCTTGTTTGGTGGTATCGTAAAGATCGCAGCCTGGGCTGGACTAGCATATGGTATCTGGACGTTTACAAAGTCGGAGAAGTGAGATGAAAAAATTTAACATTATGACTAAGAAGCAACTAGAGGCTTATGGACGTGATATTGGTATTGAGCTAGATCGCAGAATGACTAAGCAAGCTTTAATCGCAACGTTGGTAACTTACGAAGAACAACAGCAATATGAGGATCAGTTCGAGTTTGACACAGCGGAAGAAAACGGTTCGGACTTCATAACGCAAGTACTCGAAGACTTTGTGGTGACACCGACAGAGCATCCTCTGCATCCAGATTTCAAACCTCCTGTGGCAACAGAAGCAGAGTTAGCCGCAGATATGCTAGCCGCAATGGCAGTACAATCAGCAACGGCTGCAACTCATGAGGCTAATGTAGCGCAAGCTGATGTCGATTACTCACGTGCAGTTCAGAGTGCTAAAGATGCTAGAGGCATGGCAGATCGAGCAGTTGATACACAACGTCAAATAGAAGCACAAGTAGCGAGAACCAGACAAATGGTAATAGAAGCACAGAACGCTTCTGATGAAGCTACTCGAAATTCAGTTGCTCAAGCGCAACTTACCGCATCTGCTGTGCAGGCAGCCAAAGATGCCATGGAACACGAAGCTATGATGTTGACCGCTAAAACTGCACTGGCTAGTATGTAATTACATAAATAAAGATAGTAATTCATTAATACAATTGTAGTTTAGACTTCGGTAAACCTACGGTAAAGAGGAAATAATGGAAAAAGTAATTGGACAAAAGTCGGACGAAAAGGCTATCGCTGATGCGCCCGAAGAAGAAAAGCCGGTAAAGACAAAAAAGAAAAGCGTAAAACAATCTAGTGAGGACGAAATCCTCAACAAGAACGCTATAGAAATCAATCCAAGATTGGAAGAAGCTGTCATGAGAACTGTTGTTCTCGGTTGGGGCAGAATGAATCCTATTACATCTGGACATGGAATTCTAGTAAATAAGATCAAAGACGTTGCTAGAAAGAACAAAGCGACTCCTCTCGTTTACATATCACACAGCCAAGACCCTAAGAAAAATCCACTCGATTATGATGATAAGATCATGATTGCAAAGAAGGCGTTTGGCAACAACATAATTCAAAAATCTAAATCTAGAACTATTATCCAGATCATGCAAGAACTGGAAACTAGGTTCGAGAAGGTCATCCTCGTTGTAGGAGATGATAGGGTTAAGCAATTTGAAACACTACTCAACAAGTACAACGGCAAAGACTATACACTAAAAGAGATCGAAATACAATCGGCTGGTAAAAGAGCGGACCCAGATTCCGACTCAGCTAAAGATTTATCCGCTGCCAACATGTCTGCTTCTGTAATGCGTAAACTCGCATCCGAAGGTGACTTAGCTGGATTCAGTAAAGGTCTACCACAGAAACTTAAATCTGATGCTCAAGATATCTACGACATGGTTCGTGGTGGCATGAAGATCGCTGAGATGATGGAAGAAGACGATGCGTTATCTGAAGCAATGAACATGCAACAAAGACGTGCCCGTTCGCTTATAATGCGAAAGTATAAAGGCAAGATAGCTATGGGTCGTAAGCGCATGGCTAAGAAAGCCGCTACTATGGACAAGCTAAAGTCGAGAGCAAGAAAAGCCGCTATTAAAATTATTCGTAAGAAGATTGCTGGTAAGAAAGGCGCTAACTACGCAAAGCTTGGTGCTGGAGAAAAGATGATGATTGATAAACGTGTAGAGAAAAAGAAAGGCGCTATTGATAAGATTGCTAAAAGACTTTTACCAATGGTAAGAAAAGCTGACTTGGCAAAGAGAAGTAAAGTTAAGAAAGAGTCGCTTGATCTAGAGTTTGGCAATTTCTTGAACGAGACATATAACGTTGACTTCGAGCAGTTCATAGAAGAACATGCCACAAAGAGGCATCACAAGATGTTAAACGCAGACGGCACTGTTAAACTAGACAGACGTTTTCGTGCATTCCGTGCTAAGAAAGACGTAGAGATCGAAGAAGGTCCAGCACTAGATGCGGTAATAGATAAACACAAAGACGAAAGAGTTTCACAAGTAAAGCGACATAAAGAGGAACGAGCAGATGTGAGAGTGCGTGAAATTCGTGCTAAGGCTCAAGAAGAGTTCACAGACGAATC